GGTCGCCTTCACGTCGACCTGGATCGAGGCGACGGTGATCCAGGCTCGCGGGTCGCCCTCGGTCAGCGCGTACACCCACACCTGGGTGCCGCCGAGGGGCCTGATCGTCTCGTGAACGTGCTTCTCGATGTCCGGCCGCGGGTAGCCCAGCGCCGGGTCCGCCCCGGGCGGGAGCGTGATGACCCCGGACGGGGCGCCGCCGTCAGCCACCATGCGCCGCCTGGGCCCGCGCCAGCGCCCGGCCGAGCATGGCCCGCGGGCGGATGCCGCGGGACGGCACGCCGAACTCCACGAAGCGCACATAAGGCACGTCGTTGATCACCCGCCAGTTGAACTTCCCGGTCGGGACGACCTCCCAGCCGCCGGCGAGCGTGCCGGTGCGGTACGGGGTCGCGGCCGCGGCGTCGTTGCGCAAGTCCTGGGCGATCCAGAACAGGTCCGGGCGGACCGCCCGCCGCGGCGCCCTCGCGTCTTCGACGACGTACTCCACCGCCCGGCCCGCCATCACGCGATCGCGATCTTGCGGGTCGGGCCCTCGTACCGCTCGACCTCGGCATCGAGCCGCGGGATGATCATCGCCCCGTACGCGTCGGGGAATCCGGTCATCTGCACCGGCAGCGTCCCCAGCGGGAGCCCCGCCGCGGCCGCGGCACGGGCACACCGCCGCAGCAGCGCCAGCGCGAGCTGGCGGGTGTACGGGTCGACATCGTTGTAATCGGCCTGGTTCTCGATCTCCGCGCCCCAGATCATCTCCAGGAGCGCCGGGCCGAGGTCGGCCTCGGAGACGCCGATCCACTCGCGGACCAGCTCCACCGATGGCGGCTCGGCGCCGACCGTGGCCTCGAGCGGCGGCGGCCATGCCGGGGCCGTCCGCGACGGGGGCGCGGGCCAGGTCACCTGGCGTCACCCATCGTCGGAGCCGCGGCGGGCCTGCGGCCGCGGCGCCGCGGCGCGGGCGGGCCCGGTCGGAGCCGCGGCGGCCGTGCGGCCGGACGATGCCGACAGCGCGGCGGGCCCGTGGCCTTCGGCGGCGAGCGGGATCACCATGTCGGGCACGTCGCCCTGGCACTTCACGACCGCGGCCGCGTTCGTGACGGCGACCCGGCCGCGGGCCTCAGCGAGCACGACCAGCTTGTTACGCAGGAAGTAATCGCCGTGACTGTCGGTCATCAGCACGTTGGTCGTCTGCCGGTCGAAGAAGGTCACGGCCTCGCCCATGTCGCCCACGTACGCCGAGCCCGCGGCGATGTTCGGCACCGGGACCGGGGTCAGACCCCAGAACTGCGACTGGCCCGACACGTTGGTCCCCAGCCCGAGCAGTGACACATCGAAGCTGGCCCAGTCCATAGCGTTAAGGAGCAGGGCGTTCGCGGAGTAGCCCGCGTCTTCCACCATGGCCATCGCGAGCCGGATCACGGCCAGCAGGTCGGACCCGGCGCCGCCCGCGACCGGGATGTCGGTGTTCGTGCCGAGCGCGTTCGCCGCCTGGTAGTTGATCCGGCGGATCACGCCGCGGCGAAGCTGGGTATCCACGATGCCCCGGATCATGGGGATGTCGTCCAAGGCTTGCCGCGTGATTCCCTTCCACCAGGCATAGGTCTCGACGGTCTCGGCCCTGATCTCCCCGGCCAGCTCGGCCTCGGGCTTCACGTCGCCCTCGGGCACGACCCCGGCCATGCCCTCTTCCGGCTTCCAGTACATGTACTCGATCGAGCCCATGTTGGTCGGCACCCGGCCGATCACCTGGAGCAGCGGGAACCGGATCGTCGGCATCGTCGGGCCCGCCCAGGTCTGCACCGGCTGGAAGTCCGCGGCGCCGCTGGGCTGGGTGGCCATGATGTTCTGGCCCACGCCCCAGTTAACCGACCCGGTGAGCGGGAATCCGTGAATCGGCCCGGTCGGCCAGTTGCCGTCCGGCGCCCCGACCCCGCCCGGCGACCCGTTGCCGCCGTTGCCGCCGTTGCCCTCGGTGCGCTCTTCGACCGCCGAGCCCCACACCCCGGCCATGCCGTCGAGCCACGGCCCCTTGATCTCGAACGACGCGCTGGCGCCGTGCCCGTTGTACCCGCGGAACGCGTCCGAGCGGGTGAACAGGTCACCGAACGTTCGGAACGTCATCCGCTCCTCGACGCCCGCCTGGGCCCACGCCCGCTGCCTGGCGCCGCGGTCCCGGTCGGCCTGGCTCTGGGCGTCCAGGTGGCGCCCGTACACCTGCATGAACTGGGCCGACCCCGCCTCGGCGTCGGTAATCCGCTTGATCTCGGCGTCGAGGATGCCGAGCCGCTTGACGATCCCGTCGAACGTCTGCCGCTCATCGTCGCGGAGGTCGCGGTTCTCATCGGCCGCGGTCTGCTGGAGCCCGGCCAGCACGGCCGCCTGGGATGTGCGCTCTTCGAGCTTGCGCTTGAGATACACGTTGGTCGTCATTCCCCGCCTCCCGGGGTCGATCGGGTACACACCGAGCGATCGCTCCCCGGCATCCGCGATCTAGACCCCGGGGGAGGGGGCGGGTGACCACCGAATCCGTGCGGGGTCGATGGGCCCTGTCAGCGGCCGGTTCCGTGCGGGGCCGACCGCCGCATACCGGCATGATCGCTCCAGCGGCCGCGGCCGCGCAACACCGGCCTAGCCGCCGAGGTGCCCCATGCGGATCAGCTCATCGGGGTCGACGCAGGCGTCGGGGTCGACGTGGGACCAGTCGACGGCGAGCAGCGCGGCCACGTTCGCCGCCGACGTGCGGACCTCCACCAGCCCGGTCGACCCGTACGCGGGCACCTGCCCCGGCACCGTCCCCGGCCCGATCATCACGTGGTGAAGCTCGGCCACGACGATCTCCCGGGCCCCGTCCGCCGCGGTCCGCTCCTCGAGCGTCTTGAATCCCACCGACCCGCCGGCCAGGCGGCCGTCCTTGGCGGCCCAGTACGCCCGCCACCCATTCTCGTCATCGAAGAACCGGAGGTCGGCCAGCAGGTCCGGGCCCACCGTCGACCACGCGGTCGGCCGGGCCACGGTGGCGCCGCGGGGCAGGATGCCGGTCCCTTCGGTGTGCGACGTGGCGAACGGAATCCGGTCGGCCCGCGCCGCGACAGAGCGTGTAAACGCCGCGGGCACGAACCGCTCGCCCTCGGGCCGGGCGATCGTCGAGGTCTCGCCGTACCGGATGACCCGCACCGTGGCGCTGCGGGTGGCCTCATCGACGGTGCGGACCTCGAGCGGGATGGCCGCCAGCTCGTCTTGCGGCGGCGACGGCGGGTCGGTCGTGGTGGTCATGCTACCCTCCGGTAACTCGGATGCCGGTGATCGGATCGGTCGGGGCGGGGGCCCCGGGCGGGGCCGGGGTATTGGCGGCCGCAGCCCGGGCTTCGGCGGCGGCGGCCGCGGCCGCGATCCGCTCGGCCTCGACCTCGGCCGGGATCGGCGGCAGGTCTTCGAGGTCGCGTACCTCGTCGACCAGCAGGAATTCGGCCGCGAGCCCGATCTGGTGGGCCCGGTAACGGTCGAGCGTGTTCGGCCGCATCAGCGCGTTGAAATTGATCTTCAGGTCGGTGCCCCGCGGCAGCTCCGCATCACACCCGGACTCCATCCGCCGCGCCCACGACAACAGGCTGAACTGGGCGAACTCGACCAGCCGCGACTCGACGTTCGCGTACGTGTCCCGGCTCTGCGTGACCCCGAGCATGTACGGGTTGATCCCGAAGATCAGCGCCCAGTCCACCGTCGTGAAGTCCCGCATCCGGGCCAGCTCCAGCGCCTGCGGGGTGAGCTGGATGTCGTGAAAGTCGGTCGTCGCGTTCAGCACGGCGATCTTCTTGATCGGCCCGCCGTGCGCCCGCATCCAGTCGCCCTGCAGCTCCTTGGCCTTGCCCGTGGTCAGGTTCGGCGCCGACACCTTCAGGTACCCGTTCGGCACGCCGGACCGCAGCAGGTTCAGGGCGTAATCGGAGATCGCGCCCGACAGCTCCAGGTCGCGCAGGTGGGCGTCGATCAGCCCGATGCCGCGCAGCCCGTCCCCGATCATGCCGCGGATCACGATCAGCTCATCGTCCGCGAAGCGGTACTCATCGGCCGCGCCCTCGACCCCGGCCAGCTCCGGGGCGACCGGCCCGCCGCCCGGGATCACGTACTCCAGCCCGTCGATGTCGAGGAAGGCCGGGTTGAGCTGATACATCGGCGGCGCGGGCGTGCCGTCGGCATTGCGGACCGGGGTGTACCAGACCGACTCGCCCTGCCACAGCATCGACCGCACCGACGACGCCCGGAATTCCACCGCCGACCGGCGCCACTGCGGGATCGGCCCGGAGTGAATCCGGCCGTCCCGCCGCTTGGCCTGCGGGTCTTCGATCCACGCCGGCGACTCGAGCCGGTCGCGGCCGCGCCGCACCTGCCACGGCAGCCCGGCCAGCGTGTCCGCGATCAGCGACGTGCAGCGGGTCACCGCGGGCGGGACGGCCCACGCGTACGGCCACCACCGCGGCCCGGCCGCGTTCCAGGGCGGGTTCCCCCAGATCGTCCCGTCGTTGCCGGGCTGGTTCGGGTCATCGTTGCCGTTCGCGCTGATCCACCACAGCTCAGGCTGGTCGACCTCCCACCCGTCCGGGGTGTTGTGCAGGATGTCCCGCCCGGCGTCGGTCGCGGTCCTGGTGCGGACCGTCATCCCGCGGAGCCGGGGCTCGTAGCCGGGGTGCCTGGGGAGCCCCATCATCGGGAATGTCACCGGCCGCCGCCTCCTTCGCTAAATCCGAAACACGTTTCGTATTTGCCCGGCCCGCCCCGCCGCTACCCGGTCACCGCACCACCCGCACCCAGGCCGGTGCCGCGACCGCGCCCCGACCAGCGGCCGCCACCGGCACCCGCACCGGCACTCATGCCGCCACACCGCCGCCCTCGCCGCGGCCCGCTCGAGGCAACGGAACGTTGCGCCCAGATCGGTCATACGAACACCCGCGGGTCTTCGGCCGTCTCATCGGCCGGGGCGTGCGCCGCGGCCCACAGCGCCGCCGACAGCGCGATCATCGTCTCGCCCGGCCCGCCGTCCCGGTCCCACTGCCACGTCTTGCCCGTCTTGCGCTTCCGCGCCCCGGACACCGCCGCCGACCAGGTGGGGTGATCGCGCAGCCGGACCCCGGGGGTGTCGGAGGTCAGCGTGTCGAAGCACTGGCCCGCGGCCGCCGCCGACGCGGCCGCGCCCATCCGCACCAGCCGCGGCCCGCCCGGCTGGGCCAGCGTGTCCGCCGCCGCCCCGGCCGGGCCCGAGGCGTCGAGCCCCACCACGCCATGATGCCGCGCCGCCAGCGTGGCCAGCGGGTCCGCGATCCGCGCATGGTCGAGCGTCGTGATGACCTCGGCCACCCCGCCGCCGACCGCGACGATCACCGCCCAGGAGTGATCCGTGGTGACCTCGGCGCCGAACGCGAGCTGGCCGGACGGCGCCCCGGCCGTGACCAGCCGCGGCCACGCCTCGGCGCCCAGCGCGGGCGGCGTCAGCGACGGCTGCCACTGGTTGAGCCCCTGCTGCCGGAACGCCCGCTCGCCCGCATCGCGGCGCTTGCGCTCCAGCCAGGACTTGCGGCGGGCGTCCCAGTGCGCCTGCCCGGCCCGCCACACCGCCGGGTCGTCGATGTCGACCGGGGCCTCGGCCTCGGCGTCGGTCGGCACGGAGTACTCGATGATCAGCGCGTCACCCGGCCGGGCCCGGCCCCGCTCGATCCCGGCGATCGCCCCGGCCCGGTACGCCAGCATCAGATCGGAGTCCGACGTGCCCGCGGTCGACACCAGCCACGTCTGCGGCGACACCGACTCGGCCATCGTCGGCTCGACCCCGTTCTCGAACACCGACCGCGCCACCCGCCAGGCTTCGTCGATCAGCGTCATCGACAGCGCGAACGCCACACCCGCGCCCTCATTCGCCGCCTGGAGCAGCCACCGCGACCCGTCCGCCAGCTCGATCCCCGGGGCGTCGTTCGCGTACCGCACCACCGCGACCCGCCGCCCCAGCCCGCCGTAATACCGCGCCGCCGGCCGCCACACCTCCTTCGCCGCCGCCAGCTTGTGCGCCAGGTGCAAGATCGCCTGCTCCTCATGCCACCGGGCCTGCCCGGTGTCCATCCGCCACCCGCACACCATCCGCTCGATCCACGACTTGCCCTGCTGCCGCGGCGCCGAGATGATCACCACCGGCCAGACCAGGTGCCCGTTCGCGTCGTACTCCAGCGCCCGGTGCAGGGCGTGCCGCTGCCAGTACCGCGGCCCGTCCGACGCCCGCGGATGCAGCCGCCGCCGCTCGGCCCAGTGGATCACCGCGGGCCCGTACGTGCCGACCGTCGCCGGATGCCGCGGCGACTCCAGCCTCGGCTTGCCCGCCGACGCCGGACGCCGGGGGAGCGCCGGGGGCTTGCCGTGCCACGTCGTCAGCGGCCCCTTCGGCGGCTGGGCCCGCCACCCGCCGCCCTTGAGGGGCTTCACCGGCACGTCCGGGTCCGCCGGGGGGATCGTCCCGGTCCCCAGGCTGAA